CATAAATGGTGTTTTTCAAACACCTAAGACTATTAACAATACAGGTCATAATTATGAATTTATAGCAGATACAACCGCTGGAATTTCCACTGTTCAATTTAGTGGTATTACATCTACAAATGGTGATTTTATAATCTCAGAATTTGATATCAATCAAAACCAAGTTCCAAGAGGTGGATTGATTGTATCATTAGGTTCTACACCAGGAACAGGATATGCTCCACTACAAGGTGCAAAAGTAAAAGCATTTAAGAACGCTGCTGGTGGAATTACAAGTGTTGTTGGTATAGCAACATCTTCGGGATTTAACCTTGGTATTCAGACTGCTGCTTATGATAATGTTAGTGGTATTATTACTGTTACAACTGATAAGGTACACGGATTTGCACTTGAAAGACCAAATACAGTCAAGTTGAAAAATCTTGAATTTAGTTGCGTTGGGTACAGTGGTGTTACCACAACTATATTCCAAGACCACGAGAGACCTTTATTCTTAGTAGGTATCGTATCAGATAGATCATTTGAAGTACAAGCAGGTCCAAGTACAATTGTTCACACATATGTTGGTGGAGGAGAAGCATTTGAGTTCTTTGAAGATCTAACATTTGGTTCAGGATATCGTGGTGGATCTGTTGCAATAGCTGTTACAGACCAAGCATATGAACATAGGTTTGTAAGTTCTGGTATTGGTTCAATACGCAAAGGTAGTTTTGCTGCTTCTAGTGCAAATTCATTTACTGCAACTAACGCTGTATATACATCGCATACAGGTCAGTTAGTTCTTACAATTCCGAATCATACATTTACAACAAGTGACACTGTTGGTATCGACACTGGTGCAATAGTATTCAAATGTTCAAAAGATAATTTCTTCTCTGATCACCCATATCCAAGAGCAATATCAAAAACAAGTTTCCCAAATTCAGATCCAATCGCTGGCATAGTTACTGGTATAGGTGCAACTACACTCAACACAATCACATTAAACGCTGGTGTTGGAGGTGGTGCTGGTAGTGGTGCAGTTGTTACTGCAACGGTTGGTGCTGGTGGTACACTTGCATTCAATATTGTTTCCGCTGGAACAAGTTATGTTAACCCTGAAATTATTATACCTGAACCAAATTATGATAACTTACCAGTTATTGGTATATCAAGACAAGGTATAGGATCTACTACTGATACTGGTTCTAATCTATTACTCGATGTCAAAGTTAGTGCTGCTAAAACGACTGTGGGTATTGGTTCAACAACATTTGAGATATCTGAATTTGCGATTGCTAGACCTGGTCATTCATTTAAAGTTGGTGATAAATTTAAACCTGCTGGACTTGTTACAGCAGCACATTTATCAGCACCTATTCAAGAATTTGAATTAGAAGTAACTCAAATATTTACTGATAAATTCTCATCTTGGCAATTTGGCGAAATAGATTTTATTGATTCAATTGGTAATTTACAAGACGGTTCAAGAACTAGATTTCCATTATTCTTCAACGGTCAATTACTAAGTTTTGAAAAAGATCTTAGCAATGCTCGTTCACAGTTGATAGATTTAAATGCGGTTCTCCTCATATTCATAAATGGTGTACTGCAAGAACCTGGATCATCTTACACATTTGAAGGTGGTACAACTTTTGAGTTTGAAGAAGCACCAAGATCTGAAGCAAAGGTTGATATTTTCTTCTACAAAGGACAAGATGGAGTTGATGTTGACACTGCTGATATACAGCAAACAGTTAAAGTTGGTGATGAATTAAGATTGAGGAAACATCCTGTTGGTGTATCAACTTCACAAAACGCTGAGAGAACTATTGGAGCATTATTAGGTGCGAAACTTGTAGAAACTGATATCTATACTGGTCCAGGCATTGATGAAAAAAATAACAAACCAGTTAGATGGACAAAACAAAAAGTTGATATTGTGTTGAACGGTAAAAAAATTGATAAGTCAAGAGAAATACTTGAACCACAAGTTTATCCAACATCTAAGATTATTGGTGATTTTACAACAACATCGGGTGAGGGCAGTACAAATGGAATTTTTGTAGATGATGCAGAAGTATTCTTCTATGAAAAAGGTGATCATTTAAGTGCAAGTAATCCAGATGAAACAGATGGTGATTACAATTTACAGTATAGTACAGTTGACGCACTTGTTACTTCTGGAGAAATAAATGTTGGTGCATCAGTAACAGCAATTATATCATCTACAGGTTCAATTAGTTCGTTTGATATTACAAATGCAGGAAGTGGATATGTCACAAGTCCATCAGTGAAAATTTCAAATCCAATAGGTGCAGGTTTAACAGTAGGTATAGGTTCAACTGCCTTTGCAACTGCTACATTAACAAATGGAACTGTAACTGGTATCAATTTAACTGCAGTTGGTTTAGGTTATTCAAACATAACTCCACCACAAGTCATCATTGAATTGCCACCATTTAAGACTGAAAAGATTACATCGATTGATAATGTTGAAGGATTTACTGGTATTATCACAGGTATTAGTACTGCCACTGTAAGTGGGCAATCAACACTTAAGTTCTTCTTTAGAGCAGATAAAACTGCAAGTTCTTTATTAGTAGGTTATCCTGTATTCATCAAAGATACAACAGTTGGAACTGGAGTTATTTCTGTTGATACTCACAACTCATCTATAGTAGGAATAGGTTCAACTTTCTTAGATAACATTTATAAAGTTCACGCAATTGCTTCTACTGGTGAAAATGGTGAAATTACTTGTAATATTCAAAATGGACAAACTACTGGTGTGGGAGTTGGTTTAACTGGTAACTTTAACAACAGTAATCCAGGTATTGCCACACATTTAGGTCGAATAAGTTGGGGTAGATTATATAATCTTTCTCGTAATGATAGTCCGATTTCTATCGGTGTAACTGGATTAACTATCAATACAGGATTAACAACCTTCCCAACTATACAAAGAAAGAATTACACTGTAGGTTCACTCAGAGGTCTTAGATCATCTGGTGCAATCAGGGTGTTTGGAATTTGATTCTATTACCTCTATAAATAAAAAGAAAAAGTTAATTAACAATGTCAGCGATAATTACTGATCAATTTAGAATCTTGAATGCTAACAACTTTGTTGAGTCAGTAGAAAATACAAATAATTCATATTACGTGTTTATAGGATTGCCAAATCCAGCTGGAACTTCAACATTAGTTGGTTATGGAAGATCATCTGATTGGAATTCAAGCACACCTGCACCGACTGATAGTTTTTCTTACAGAAAACATACAGGTGATACCATGATGTTTGGTAAAAAGATATCATCAGCTAATATTAGAAGAATTATAAGAAGAGTTGATTGGGTTGCAGGAAGCAGATATGAAATTTATAGAGATGATTATAGTGTAGAAAATCCAAGTCCACTAACAGCAGCAAATAGATTATACGATGCAAACTACTACGTTCTTAATTCCGACTTCAAAGTTTACGTTTGTATTGATAATGGATCGACGGGAGCTAACCCTCTTGGAAATGTCTCTCAAGATGAACCTACATTTACAGACTTGGAACCCTCAAAAGCAGGAAACAGTGGTGATGGATATCTTTGGAAGTATCTTTTCACTGTTTCACCTAGTGATATTATTAAATTTGACTCAACTGAATTTATTACGGTTCCAAATGGTTGGAATTCTAGCCAAGATTCTCAAATAAGATCAGTCCGTGAAAACGGTGACTCATCTGTAAACCAAAATCAAATCAAACACGTATTCATTGAGAATGCTGGAAGTGGTTATGCAAATGGATTAAGTCAAGAAGTTGATATAATTGGTGATGGTGAAGGTGCAAAAGCAAGAGTTGACGTTGTTAATGGAACAATAACTGATGTTACTGTTAGTGCTGGAGGTAAAGGTTACAGTTATGGTATTGTTGATTTAGGAACTCTAAGTAGTGGAGTTAGCACATCAACTGGTCGTGCAAAACTAGTACCAATAATTCCACCAGGTTTAGGTCATGGTTCTGATGTTTATACTGAATTGGGAACTGATAGAGTAATTGTTTATGCACGATTTGATGACTCAACAAAGGATTTTCCAATAGATACAAAGTTTGCTCAAGTTGGTGTTGTTAAAAATCCAACAAAAGTAGGAACAGCAGTAACATACAGTGATAATACATATTCATCATTAAAAGCAATAAAATTTGATACTGTAACTGGAGTACCACAAGTAGGTGAAGAAATCAAACAGGTGTTAACCGTATCTCCTAACATAGGAAAAGTTTCAACTGGTTATATTGCATCTTATGATTCAGAAACAAAAGTATTAAAGTATTTTAGAGATCGTTCTCTAAATTTTAACAGAACAACTTACGATCATACTGACTACGCAGGTATTTCAACTGCAGGTAGAATTTATGATTTTGAATCTGTTGTTGGTTCAAATAATATTGAAGGTAAGTCATCATTCTTTTCTGGAGCAATTTCTAGAAATTTCTCTGGTATCACAACTAACCCAACAGGTAATAAATTAATTAACTTGGGTGTGAACTTTATTTCAGGACTCTCTAATTCTGAGATAAATAAAGGGTCAGGTGAAATAGTTTACCTTGATAACAGACCGTTAATTGTAAGAAACTCCCGTCAAAAGGAAGATATTAAAATTATACTCGAATTCTAAAAATGCCACAAAAGACCAATTTAAATATATCACCTTATTATGATGATTTCGATAAGGATGATCAATTTTATAAAATCCTGTTTAAACCTGGTTATCCAGTACAGGCAAGAGAATTAACTGGTTTACAGTCACTTCTACAAAATCAAGTCGAATCATTTGGTAAACACCTATTTAAAGAAGGTTCAATGGTTATACCTGGTGCCATTGAATATGATAATACTTATTTTTCTGCAAAGATAAACGATACACATCTTGGCATTGATGTTTCAGTTTATTTGAATAACATAATCACAGCAAATGAAGGTAAAGGATTAAGAGTAAGAGGTCAAACTTCAGGAATTGTTGCAACAATAAAAAATTTCATATTACCACCAGCAGAGGGTGTTGATAAGATAACAATTTTCTTAAAATATCAACAATCAGGAACTGATGGAGAGAGTACATCATTTCCAGATGGTGAAATATTAATTCTAGAAGAACCACTCACATATGGTAATACAACAATAACAATAGGAGAGACAGTTTTAACACTAGCATCACAAGATGCAACTGCAACTGGATCTGCATTTGGTGTAAATGCAGGAGTGTATTTTATCCGTGGAAGTTTTGTTGATGTACCCTCATCTCTTATAATTCTAGATCCATATTCAATAAATCCATCATATAGAGTTGGTTTTGATATATCTGAAGAAATAATAAACTCAAACGATGATCCATCATTATATGATAATGCAAAAGGTTTTACAAACTTTGCTGCACCAGGTGCAGATCGATTTAAAATATCAGTCAAACTATCAAAAAAAGCACTAACTGACTACGAAGATACAAACTTTGTAGAATTGATGAGAATTGATAATGGTGGAATCAAAAAATTACAAGATGAAACCATTTACAGTGAAATAAAGAGGTATTTTGCGAAAAGAACTTACGACGAATCAGGGGATTATTGTGTTGAACAATTTCGTGTAAATCTTGCAGAGTCCTTAAATGATGAGATAGATTCAGATGGAATATTTACTGATGATAGATTGACTGATGATGGAAACGAACCTGATGATGATCTAATGTGTGTTAAAGTTGCACCAGGTAGAGCTTATGTCAAAGGATTTGATGTAGAGGTATCTGGTACAACTGTTTTAGATATTGAAAAACCAAGAGATGTTCAAAATGTACAAGGAATATCTGTTCCATTTGAAATGGGTAGTCTAATCAGAGTTAATAATGCTCAAGGAGTTCCTGTCGTTAGTATTGGAGGAACAGCGGGTAATATAATTCAACTTCATGGAGATAGAAAAGGAAGTAGTAATGCTGCAAGTGGTCTTCAAGTGGGAGAAGCAAGAGTTTACTACTATGCTTTAACTGATGATACATATAAAAATGCATCATCTAGTTTTGACTTATATCTTTATGATATTCAAACATTTACTATATTAAAGTGTAGTGCTTTTACAGCATCTCAAGTAGTTAAAGGATTTAAAATTAGAGGTCTTTCAAGTGGTGCTGAAGGTTTTGCTGTTAAAAATGGTAGTGGCACAGGAAATAATGAAATAGCGATATCTCAAACAACAGGTACATTCATTAAAGGAGAACAATTAGTAATTAATGAAAGAATAAGTGGATATGATAAACCATCAATTAAAGAAATAGTTGCATATACAGTTGATGATATAAAATCAGTATTTCAGGATGCTAATGGAATTGACTCTGGATTATTATCAGATTTTAGTGCTGATACAGTGCTATATGACCGTGTGCTATCTGGTTTTTCCGTAACTGACCAAATAAATGTTGTAGGAACAGCTGCGACTGCTGCAAATCGTAATTTTGCAGGAAAGGTTGGTATTCAAACAGGATCAATTATATCGTTTAGTGATGGAGCATCATCAGTTCCTGTTTATAACAAGGTTACAAATATATCAACTGAGGGTAAAACATTAACTTTAGCAGCAACACAATCTGTCACAGATATTAATGTTGGAGGAACAGTTGCAACAAACAAAACAACATCTTCAACATTTAGAGTTAAAGTTCCAAAAGTTTTAAATCTAGATACATCTGGAATTTATGCTGAGTTACCAAAATCGGATGTTGAATCTGTAGATTTTGGTACTTCTGACTTAACAATTTCAAAACAAATAACAGGTGGTCCTACAAATATTAATAATAACACGATTACATTTAATTCTTCAGTTGGTTTGACAACCTCAGTTGGAATTACAAGTGTTTTCTTTGAACCATATGATACAGAAAGATATTCTATTCATTACAGTGACGGTACAACAGAACCATTAAGAGGAGATCAAGTTTCGATAACAAATAATGCAAATACAATTACTTTTAGTGGTTTATCTAAAAATAATCAAAATGCAACTGTTAACGTAACACTTAAAAAACTTGGTATAACCAGTAAATCAAAAGACTATTTAAGAAGTCAAACACTTGAGGTGACCAGGACTAAAGGAGTTGCAACACCATTTAGTGGTTTAACTCATAGTAGGGCTTTTGGATTAAGGGTAGAGGATGATGAAATATCACTTAATGTTCCTGATGTAGCAAATATACGAGCGATATATGAATCTAAAGATACAAATGCACCAGTTTTAGATAAATTAATATTTGTTTCTGGTTTAGCATTGAATGCAAGCACCATAGTTGGTGAAAAAATAAAAGGTAGAGATAGTAGAGCAATTGGACAAATTGTAAGTCGCACTGCAAATACTGTAGATTTTGTATACTTAAATGATAATAGATTTACAATTGGGGAGATAATTAATTTTAAAGAATCATCAGTAGAAACTGTTTTACAGGGAGTAACTGTTGGTAACTTTATTGATAGAACAAGTAATTATGTTTTAGATAAAGGACATAAAGCACAGTATTGTGATTATTCTAGAATTATCAGAAATGCTCACGCTGCAGTACCATCTAAAAAACTTTTAATTGTGTTTGATCAATATCAAGTACAAAGTGGTAATAATGGTGATTTCTTCACAGTTAATTCGTATTCATCAGAACGTTATTCAAAAGATCTTCCTGTTGTAGACGGAATACCAGCATCAGATATTCTTGATTTTAGACCTAGAGTATCACCATTCGTATATTCAGGTGGTGGAGTTTCTCCATTTTCATTTGGAGCAAGATCTTTTGAATCAACAAATCCATTTATAATTACTCCAAATGAGAGTGCATTAATTGGTCTCAATCACTATCTTGGTAGAATTGATAAGTTAATTATGGATTATGATGAGGGTATGGAAGTATTTCTGGGAGAATCTGCAGAGAATCCTGTTGAACCTTCAAATAACAGTGATGCATTAGAAATAGCAACTATAATTTTACCTCCATATTTGTATGACATATCCGATGCAGAAATAAGATTAAAGGATAATCGTAGATTTACGATGCGTGATATTGGTGCACTTGAAAAAAGAATTGAAAATTTAGAAAAATTAACATCACTAAGTGCTTTAGAATTAGATACAAAATCATTTAATGTTAAAGATGCGGATGGATTGAACAGATTTAAAACTGGTTTTGTTGTTAATAATTTTAAAGATAGAGAATTTATTGATTTTAGTCCAGAAGGTGGTTCTAGAATTGATGTTGACGTTGAAAATAAAGAATTAATTTCAGCAGTTGATTTTTGGTCAATGAATCCTGAACTTGCATTAAATGAGGGAATTGATGTTAAAACTGCAGATTTGAATTCTAATCTACAACTTTTAGATTCAAATTGTAAGAAATCTGGAGATTTCATAACATTAGACTATGAAGAAGTAGATTGGTTAGAGCAACCTCAAGCAACTAGAGTTGAAAATGTAAACCCCTTTAGTGTAATTGCATTTAATGGGTTAGTCATATTAGATCCTCCATCTGACAATTGGACAAGAACAATATATGTCAATAATGTAAGAAAAGAATCAACTGGTGCAAGATGGGTCGAGTCGTCAAATATAGTTTCAGATACAAAAACTAAAGGTAAAAGCACAGTTACTTACGGAAACAGACGTACCACTCAATCAGGATATTACGGTATTTACAACTATGTTAGACAAGTTCGCAGAAAAAAGAAAACTAGCACACAGGTTACTCGTAGAATTGAAAGAAGTTTTACAAATACATTAGTTGGACCATCAGAGGAAAAGGATTACGTTGAAAGTACAAAAGTAACAAGTAATGTTGATCCATTTATGAGATCCAGAAATGTTGGTTTCTATGCTAGTGGTTTAAAACCACTTACAAAACATTATCATTTCTTAGATAGTGGTGTACCCGACATAGTACCAAAATTGGTTGAAATTGAAATGAACTCTGGTACATTCTCTGTATTTGAAGATGTTAAAGTTGAACTAAACGGAAGAGAAATTGGTTTAATTAGATCTCAAGAACCAAATCATAAGTATGGTGACGAAAATAGACCAGAGGTTCAAGCTTCACTTGGAAGTCCTAATGTGCTTGTTGAGAAATATGTAATTGATCCATTTGATCGTACAAGACCAGCACCATCGGCAACTTACTCAGCTACTTCTAGATTATTCAATACTGATGTAATTGGATTGGCTAATAATGAAAAGTATTTTGGTTATGTAGTTAGAGGTGCAAAATTAACTGGTAAATCAAGTGGTGCTGTGGCAACTGTTACTGATACTACTTTATTCTCTGACAACTGGGGAGATTTAATTGGAGCATTCTTCTTTAGAAATGCAAATAAAATACCAAAACCACCAACTTTATTTACATCTGGAACTAAAACATTTAAAGTAACATCTCAACCAGATGGAACTATTCCATTACCTGGCGATTTAGCTATGTTAAGTAGTTCTACTGGAAATTACCTTGGAACTGGAGTTGTTTTAACACAAAGAGATAATTTAGTTCAAGTAAGAAATCCACCTCGTCCTCCAGTAAAAGAAAATGAAGTTACTGTGACTGTTGATGAAGAAGTAACTGAAGAAGATGAATTACTATCTTCAACTGGAATTAGAAGAAGAAGAGGAGGTGGATGGGGAAGAGTAAGGAAGAGAAGAAGAAGAAGAGCAAGAGCAAGGGCAAGAAGAGGTAAAAAAGGAAGAGGTGGAAGAGGTAAAGGTAGAGGTGAAAGAAAGTCAGGTGGAAGAGATCCGTTATGCCAGTCATTTACAGTTAATGAAACTGGTGCGTTTTTAACTTCCTTTGATGTGTATTTTGCATCAAAAGATCCAAATGCCAAATTAACAGTTCAATTAAGAACTATGGAGTTAGGAGTTCCAACTCATAACTTAGTGCAAGATTTCTGTGAAATTGTTGTAAATCCAGATTATATTAATGTTTCAAACGATGCATCTGTACCAACAACATTTTCATTCCCATCACCAGTTTACTTACCACAAGGAGGACAATTCGCATTAGTATTTTTATCAGCGTCGTCTGATAAGTACACTATGTGGTGTGCAACAATGGGTGAAAAATCAGTTAAAACAACGCAGTTACCTGATGTTCAAAGTGTTGTCGTATCTAAGCAATATCTTGGCGGTAGTTTGTATAAGTCTCAAAACGGTACCATTTGGACAGCAAGCCAAAACCAAGACTTAACATTTAAACTTCGTAAAGCAAGGTTTGTTGGAGGTGGAACTGTTAGAATGTATAACACACCAATTGAACCAGGAAATTTAAATACACAAGCATTAATTAACAATCCTGTTCGCTCATTACCTAGAAAGTTAAAGGTAACAATTGATGGCAGTGGTACAAGAAATGACACTAATTTACCATTTGGTAGAAAAATAAGCACAGGTGCTGCTGGTGATTCAGAGGATCAAAGCATAACAGGAATTATTGAAGGACAAGGTTCTTCTATTGCATCTGAAGAAGTTGTAACAGGTGGTGCAGGTTATAACATAACTGGAACTGTCAGTACAGTTGCTTTGACTGGAAGTGGTTCTGGTTGTACAGTAACCGCTACAGTATCAGGTGGTGTAGTTACTGCTGTTACAGTACAATCTGCGGGAACTGGATATCAAGTCGGTGACGTATTAACAGTTGACAACGCACATAGTGGTGTAATCGCTGGTGCTGGATTAAAGTTTTCTGTTACAACAATAAATTCTACATTTGATACACTTTATCTAACAGATGTTCAAGGTGAAAAGTTCACAAATGATCAACCCTTAGTTACATATGGTTCGGGTAATAATACTAGAGCAGTTATTACTAACGTGTTTGTAAATGGAGACTCAACTCAAAATGGTGATTTATTTGCAGGTAATGTTTTTGAGGTAACACAATATAACCACGCTCATCATGGTGCAAATAATAAAGTTGAGATACAAAATGTAAAACCAGACACCCTTATTGTTCCTTCAACATCAGCGTTAACAGCAGAAGGCACTACGGTCTCATTAGGAAATACAGAACCTTTCTCAACATTCTCTGGAATTACAACAGACAGAGGTGAAGCTTTAATTGAAGAAGAAATTGTTTCTTACGTTGTTGGTAGTGGTGAATTAACTCTTACAAGAGGAGTCTTAAATACTGTTGCTTTACCTCATCCTGAAGGTGCTAACATTCAAACATATGAAGCTGCTGGAGTATCTTTAGTAGGAATCAATACAGTTCATACAATACCAACTAATACAACTCTTAAAGATAATTCAGATATTGACAACTATTATCTTGAAGTAAATCGTACGAATTTAGATCCTCTAAATCAAAGAACTGGAAATTCATTGTTATGTTTTAGAGATGAAAAAGCATTTGGTGGAGATAATACTAAAATATCACAAAACCATCAATTTAGTTCTCTTGAACCTCAAGTGAACTTTATGACTCCTAGCAATACCACAGATTTATTTGCATCAGTCAGAACAATTAGTGGAACAAGTGCGGGTGGTTCTGAAGTATCGTTCTTAGATCAAGGAATTGAACCAGTATCACTAAATTCATTTAAATTCTTTGATACTCCAAGATTGATTGCCTCATCAGTAAATGAAGATAAATTAAATGCACTTCCAAAACAAAAATCATTTTATCTAGATTTAGAATTAGCAAGTGGTGACGAAAATTTATCACCAGTTGTTGATTTGAAAAATGCAAACTTTATTTTTGGAAGAAATAAAATCAACAATCCTGTAGGTTTAGAAAATTATGCAACAGACTCACGCACAAATCAAATAATTAATGATCCTCACGGTTCAGTATTCGTATCTGAAAGAGTTGATTTAGAGCAACCAGCTACTTCATTAAAAGTTCTAATTGCTGCAAACGTATTACCAGATGCAGACTTTAGAGTATTCTATAGATTATATTGTGCTGATTCAACTGAGGTAGCATTAACATATAGAGCGTTTCCAGGTTTCAAAAACTTAATTGATACTGACGGAGATGGATTTGGTGATCAAGTAATTGATGAAGCAAATAATGATGGAAGACCAGATGCTCGTGTGATACCTAGTAGTTTTGATGAATTTAAAGAGTATCAATTTACTGCAGATGATTTGCAGCAATTCACAGGATTTACCATTAAAATTGTAATGATATCTACTAACGAATGCACACCAGTTAGATTAAGAGATATGAGAGTACTTGCTTTAGCATAATGATACCAGTAGAAGGACACAAAAATTTGTATCGTGATGAAAATTCTAATGCAATTGTCAACACGGATCATGCAGCTTACAATGATTACATTAACACCCGTAGAATTAATTCTGATAAGCAGGTAGAATTAGATCAGATGAAATCAGAGATAGAAACTTTGAAATCTATGCTAAATGACCTTGCTTCAAAGATAACGTCTTAGTAAATATAAATACTTTTTAGATCTGAATATGCTAACTTAGATGGCAGATATTAAAGTCAGAGTTGGACAACAAAATGCCACGAAGGTGATTTCATCTCTGGCAGGTGCTCAAACTCTATCATTATCAGAATTAAGTGACGTTAACGCATCAAACCTTCAAAACGGTATGGTGTTAGTATTTAATGGTGTGACGAAAAAATTTGACGCAACATTGGAGTTGACTCCAGGTGCAGCACAGAACTTAGACATCAACGGGGGAAATTTCTAAATGGCTAGTATTATTAGAATCAAACGATCATCTGGTACAGCCAAACCAGCGAGTTTGAATTGGGGTGAAATGGCATATGTGACTGGTATAGGTCAATATGGTGGCACAAACCAATATAAAGACAGAGTATTTTTAGGAGATGACGGTACAAACGTCCATCCAGTTGCTGGTCATTACTATACCTCTATGATGGAGCACACACCTGGTGCTTTAGCAGGTGTAACTAATACAAGAAATAGTGATGGTGGTATTGTTGCGATACTTGATAGTAGTAGAAAAATAGATGTCTGGAATGTAGATAATTTAACTTTAGATACTAATACTTTATCCTCAACTGATAATAATGGTGATATAATCTTCAATCCAAATGGATCTGGTGAGGTAATGATTCCTGATGACACTAAACTTGCATTTGGTGGAGGTGCAGATGGAACAGCGACTTCTGATGCGACTATAGAATATGATGAGAATGGAACAGATGAATTAACGTTTGCAGGAGCAAATGTAAAATTTACCAGCACTAAAGTAACTGTTAATGATCAATTAATTGTTGGAGGTAATAGTTCTCTAGGTAATATCAGAATTGAAGATAATATAATTGCATCTCTTGCTGGTCAGGGTAATAAGATATTCATTGACCCATATCCAGATGGTTTAAGTAATGAAGGTGACGTTATCATCAAAGGTAACTTACAAGTTGATGGTACAACAACTACAGTTAACTCAACACAGACAACTGTTAATGACCCAATCATGATGGTTGGTGACACTACCAGTACAAGAACTGTAATGACTGCTATCAACTCTGGTGCTACAGCAGTCGTTGTTGATCAAGTAACAGGTATCGCAGTTAATGATACTCTTTTACATCCAAGTTTTTCAGCAACTGGTATTACAACAGTTACAGCAATTAACACTGGAACTAAGACACTTACATTCCAAGGAACAACGATTGCTGGTATTAGTACACAGACTGAGATAACAGTTGTACACGCAACAGATACTAATACTGATAGAGGACTTGGATTTACATATAATACTGGTATTGGTACTGCAAATTCAACCGATGGTTTCTTTGGACTAGATGACAGTTCAATCGCTTCTAGCACTGCTGGAACAGGCAATCACGGTACACATGGTGATAATAGTCGTAGATGGACTTATGTTCCTGATGCAACTATTACAGCGAGTGTAGTTTCTGGTGCAAAGGGTTTCTTAGATATCAAGGGTATTTACTATCAGTCAGGTAATTTTGCTTCTGGTGGTGTTGTTTGGTTTGATGATACTGGTCTACAGAGATCTACTAACAATCCCCAAACACCCGTTATTACTTCAAAACAAGTATTAACTGCAATCACAAAAGTTACTTTAAGTTCTTTAAGTGCAGGAATAACAGTAGCAGTAGGTGATATTGTAAAACAAGATACTACTGGTGCCTTTGGTGTTGTTGAAACAGCAGTAACAGGTGGAAACTCTGTTAATTTGATTGGTGTAGAAGGAACATTTAATACAACTAATAATTTAAGAAGAGAAGGTCAGAGTGGTGCAATTGCAAACCT